ACATTGTATTCGCAACCGCCACGAGCGTCACTCGTTCCGCGACGCTGATGGTTTGACCGACCATCTTGTAAGACGACCAGAGGCCTGAGAACACGTTGACGTTCTCCTCAAATGCTTGTTTCACTTCGTCGGGTGCTTCGTCGAGGGCTTGGATGATGAGGGCAGCCTGGTCTTCTGTGACGGATTCCTCGTCCAATGAGGCGAATAGAACTTCGGCTTCGGTGGTTGAGAGGGATTCAACTACGGAAGGATTGATGGCTTGTTGGAGAATCTGCTGATTGCTCATGTCCGGTTGGATCGGTGGCACGGTGGTCGTCGTGTCTATGGCGAGGGTCGTCGAGCTGCTCGTCGTCGTGTCAGGGATGGTGGTGCTGGGGATGTTGGTTGGGGCGACCGTCGTTTGAGGGATGGTCGTTGACGGTTCGGGCTGGGTAGTCTGAGGTGGCTGGGTTGTTACAGTTGTTTCAGTTGGAGGTTCCGATGTTGTTGTGGTGGTTGATGCTTCCGTTGTTGTGGTTGCTGGAGGCACCCAAACAGGTGGCGGTGCTTGTGTTGTTGACGTTGTTGTATCGGCAACTGTTGAAGTCGTCTCGACGCTCGTTGTAGACGGTTCAGTCGTTGTGGTCGGCTGACTGGTTGAGGTTTCCTGAAGCGTCGTAGAAGTAGTGGTCGTGGCAGGGGCAGTCGTGTCGGGGACAGTAGTAGTAGAGATCGTCGTCGTCGGTGTGGATTCCGTTGTGAATGCCCATGCTGGAACGATCTCCCAATATGCGTCGTCAATCTTCCAAGCCAGCATAAAGCATGTGCCGCCACCAGCCTCATAGAACCAGCCGTCAATCTCATATTCGCCTGGCATAACGGACAGCGTTATGGCCGACGACCACGAACACCCCTTCTCATCCCACGTACCGAACTCCTCCCCAGCAACCTCAACCACCCCACCGTCATCAGCGGCCACCATGAACTCGATCGTCTCATGCTCAGGAATCTGAATGAACCCCTGATAATGCAACATCACCCAATCAGCACGACACCCTCCAACCGACCCGCCACCCCACGACTGGTTGATATTTGACTCGACATAGATGTTGCACACCGGATACGTCTCATCATCCCTCACCGGATATGACGGAGGAATCTCATAGGCCGTGACGATCAGCCCAGGCAGAACCTCAGCCTGTGCTGATTGCGGGGAGAACGCGAACGCTAACGCAGGAAGAAGTAGCGCGAGCCTACTTAGCCGGCGGCGTGATCGGTTCTGGCGATACTGGTGCAACGAAGTCGTCCGTGTCTTCGTCATAGATGTAACCGACACCCGCATAGGTCTTGCCTGCGGTGTCGAAGAATGTTTCTACCCAGCGTCCAGGGTAACGCTCAGGGTTCTCGGCCATGAAGTCTGCGCTGACGACGGCAACATAGGTCACCACATTGCTGTCATCAAGTTGAGCGAAGTATTGAGCGGTCATACCTTGTACCTGACATACACGATTCCCGAACCACCAGCACCACCAGCAGTAGAAGTTGAATTATTCGGATTACCACCACCACCACCACCAGATGCGGTATTTGCTGAAGCAGCAGAACCAGCAGCACCTAAACCACCGCCAGCACCACCGATAGATGAACCACCAGCACCGCCAGTATTGCCACCTCCCCCACCCCCCCCACCCTTGTTCAATGTCGATCCACCAATGAAGGTCGACACATCAACACCAATTCCGCCAGCACCGCCAACAGCACCACTAGTGACCTGGTTTTGCCCAACACCACCAACGCCGCCGCCACCACCTGCGCCTCCATCCTGTGCGCCATCGCCACCCGCGTAACCATAATTTGTGTTCTGATAGATAGACAATGCGCCCTGATGATAGGTGGTTGATCCACCACCGTTGTACGCAGCACCACCTCCACCACAACCGCCCCTCACGGCGTTACGAGTATTCACACCGACAATAAATGGATTCATTCCAGAACCGCCACCAGCAACGGCACAAACAGAACCAATTATGCTTGACGCTCCTTGAGTACCCCATTGACTTCCAGCAGCACCAGCACCACCAGCACCACCAGCACCACCAGCACCGATAGTAACTGCGTAGGTTCCAGCAGCAAGATACATAGTGGTTTGCAATCTCCCACCAGCTCCACCAGCGCCACCAGAACGATTAGTCCCATCCTGACCAGCAGAACCACCACCTCCGCCACCAAACAACAAGAAATCAAACAAGCCAGCCTTACCGACAACAAGATTCGCATCAGCCGTGAACGTATGCACGTTGTAGTTCGTTCCGCTGATCGCAGTACCAACAGCAGTACCAGAACCACCAGTCGCCGAACCATACCCAGTCGACAAATCAACCCAAGCCGAACCGTTGTAAACCTGCAAACCTGTGGCCGTCGAATACGCAACCATCCCAGCCGATGGTGTGGGGATGGCTGAGGCGCGGGCTGCGGTTCCGGCGAACACCATGACGGATTGATCCATCAGGTATCCGTTGACGTCAGCTGCGGTGAGGGTGTCTCCTGCTGACCATGTTTTCTTTCCAAGACCTGGCATGATGTCTCCTAATCTACACGCTCACCCAGGCTGAGCCGTCGTAGACGACGAAGCCGTAGGCGGTTGAGTAACTGCACATTCCTGCGGATGGGGTTGGGATGGCTGAGGCTCGTGCGGCGGTGCCTGCGAACACCATCACCATTTGTTCCATGAGGTAGCCGTTGACGTCGGCTGCGGTGAGGGTGTCCCCTGGTGACCATTGTTTGCGTCCAAGCCCTGCCATAGTGTTCTGATTCTACCCTAGGCCGACGGTGGCATCGTCGAGTTGTGATGTGTCAAGGAGGAATGGGGTGAGGACATCAACTTGCCCGAGGCGAAGTCGAACGTCGTGCCGCGATGGGGTGACGACATGTTGGATGCCTTCGATGACGACGTTCTTGGTGATGCTGGTTGGGCTACCGGTCGTGAAGTTCTTGGTGACGGTCAGCACGTCGCCGATCTCAAGTGCGGCCATCGTCTCGATCTGTGCGTCACTCAACGGGTTGACGAGAATGGTTGCCTCATCGAATCGAACCTCAGGGTTCTGGTAGGTGTTGAGGAGGGCTGAGGCGAGGGCTGAGCCTGCTGCGTCGTTGACGAGTGGGATGTCGGTGAGGGAGAAGTTTTTGATTCCATACTCGGCTTGGGAGGCTGAGCCTGATGCGATGCTGGATGTGCTGCCACCTGAGATTTGAACGGAGACTCGGTTGAGGACGGTTTCTGCACCGTACACGTTGGAGAGGGCTTGAATGGGGATGGAGGTGACAGCGGTGCCTCCGAGGTTGGCGACTGCGGTGGCGAATGTGCTGGTGATGCGAGCATCGAACTCAACTTGGCCGAGACGGTTTGCGAACAGTCTGCCGTTCTCTGCGAGCTGTACGGCTTGCAAGGCTTGAAGGACGTTGGTTTGGTCTTCGTAGGCGAAGGTGCCGCAGGTGGCTACACCTGTGTCAATGTCTCGGAGGGCGGTTGACCAGGCGACTTCGCTGCGGTCGAGGATGGCGGAGACGCGGGCTGAGGTGAGTTGGCTGGATGGGTTGAAGGCGTTGAGGTTGGTTTGTCCGAGTTGTGCGAGGGCGTCGACTGCGAGGATGGTGGCAGTTGAGAGGTTTGGTTCGTCGTATTCGATGTTGAGGTCGTAGACGTAGCCTTTGTAGAGGGCGGCTGTTCCGGCTGAGCCACCATAAACTTCGACTGCTCGGCGTGGTGCGATGCCAAGGTCGCCTTCATACCAGGGGGAGGCGGTGTTGAGGGGATCGAATTGGCGTCCTGATGCCCTGTCGTCGGCGACGATGGAGAGGGTGCCTGGGTTGAAGGTGTCAAGTTGGCTGGTTCGGCCTCGGTTGATGTTGATGGATTGGACGTATTCGGTGATGTCTACGAAGTCGGTTGATCCGTCTAGGACATCGGTGCCGTCAAGGAGTGAGGAGTCGAGGGTGAATGCGTCCGTGATGAAGCCAACATCGAGAAGCACCTTGAATGTTTCCCCCCAGTTCAGCGTCTTGGCCATCGGCTACCTTCCGAACAATGCGCCGGTCGAACCATTCGAGAACTGAACCCCAGACACCGTAGCGTACTGACGCAAATACTCAGCGATCTCAGCCCCCACCTCCTGACCCGACGCACCCAACCCAGCGTTCACAGTCACCGCAACCGTCGGGGCTGCAACAATCCCGGCTTGTGCTGCTGTTTGAGTCTGCTGGATTGAAGCAAGCTCAGACGCAAACGGGTTCGGCACACCAGCAGAAATCTTCGGGAATTGCTTAGCCAAATCCAACTGCACACGAAGCGACTCATTGTATGCATCCAACGCCTCACGCTGAGCATCGATAGCCTCAGCCACACGCTTCGTCATATCGGCCTCACGTTCCTTCGCATCAGCCAAATCCGAAGCCAACTCCTCATACACCTGCGACCCAGGAATCGCACCCGACACCTGCTCATTCAAGAACCGTTGAGCCTCACCCAAATCCTTCGTCGCCTCATACTGGGCATCCGTCGCATCAGTCACAGCCAACTTCGCCTCAGCCAAACGAATCTCAGCCTCACGAATCATCTGCGGAGTCGATTCAGGGTCTTTGCGAACCTCAGCCAACTCCTTCTCCGCATCCTTCACCGCAAACACAGCCTGCTCAACCCTGAAACCAGATCGAGCCACATCACGCTGAGCCGCATCCAACTTCCGTTGAGCATCCTTAGCCTGCTGCGAATCAGCACCATACCCAGCCACCGCCTGATTGAACGCAGCCTGAGCCTTCTCACGTTCCGAAGTCGCATCAGCCAACGACTTCTGCGAATCAGCCATAGACTCCCCAGCCGACTTCAACCTCTTCGACGCAGCCGTCGACTTATCAATCGCATCGGTCAACATCTTCAACTTCTCAGCCGCAGTCTTGACGGTCTTAGCCACCCCACCCTTACCGCCACCACCGCCCTCACCGAACGTGTCAATGGTCGCCTCACCGGTTGCGTTGAACTGACGCTCAGCCCGATCAGCCGTCGTCACCTCACGCTTGTAGTGATTGATGCCGACAGCCAGCGAATCAAATGCTGAGCGGAGGGCATCGGTATCGATGACTTCTTTCGTGGCAGCAGCGAACGATTTGACTGCACCAACAACATCGCCCCTGAGAAGTTGGAACTGTGCTTTCGTTACATTGAACGCTCGAGCCGTCACATTGACAAACTCTGCGACACCGATTGTGATTGCCCTAAATGCACCGATCAGAGCAGGCGCACTCTTCCCAGACTCATAGACCAACTGCTGAAAGGCGGCCACCAAACCCTTCTCCCCAAGAACGGTCGTGATGCGCTGAACCGCAGGCACCACATTCGTCACAATGAAATCAGAGAACTGTTGCAGATACGGCAACAAGGCCGCCCCAACCGTCTCAACAATCTCACCGAACTGACCTTGCAGAATCCGTAACTGCCCCTCAAACGTGCTGGCAGCAGTCTTCGCAGCACCACCGAACTGTGCATTCAAGTCACGAAGAACCTGATTGAAATCCTTGGACTTCTTTGTGTTCTCATCAATCGGGATACCGAGCCTGGTGAGTGCTGTGAATTGACCGTTCGCACCTCTAGCCAATGCAATACTGACGCTGTTCAAGTCCTTGCCGGTAGCGGTGCTGATGTCCATCGCCGTCGACAGCAGATTCTGTGCCTTGGTCAGATCACCTGTGCCACGAACAAGAATCGAAAGAGCGTCACGCAACTGGGTATCCGAGATACCGGTCAATGCTTGTTGCTGAGCAATCAATCGCTCAGTCGAAGCAATCAGTTGATCCGAAGCACCAACCGTTTTCTGCAACTGATCGGCCAACAACGCCTGACTCTTCTGATCCTCAGCCGCCGCCTGCGTCGCCTTGTACAACGCACCAGCAACCCCCACCACCGCAGCCGACACCCCAGCCGTCGCAACCGCAGCCCCCGTGAACATGTCCTTGAACGATCGGCTGACGACCGTGCCACTATTGCCAACCCCAGCCAGCCCGTTATTGAGCTTCTTGAACCCATCGAGAGCCTTGTCGGTATCAGAGACGAACCGAACAACGAATGTACGCGCACCAGCCACGCGCCGATTCTACTTCAACTGCGAATACAGGCTTTCCCACTCAGCAAGCATCACCCGATACAACTCCTTACCCTCCAACCCAGCCCAACACGACACATCAGCAGAAGCCCACCAACCCTCCGACAACATCTCCGCACCAGCCCGAACCTTCCGAGGATTCCTAGCCTGACGCACCACAGGCTCAGACGAATGAACATCATCCCAATCAAACGACGTATCGAGCAGAACACCCGAACCCTCATGAAACTCAAACGGTGCATCAGGCGCATGCTGAGGCAGATAGAACAGTCGGGCAGGGTCTTTCGTCTGTGGGTCGGCAGGAAGGTTGAGACGCTCAACCATCTCCAACCACACCGCCCGCCACAACCCAGCAGGCACACGCTCAGCCAACGGCAGAACCAAGTGATAGTGCGGATCATCCAACCGATGCGAATACGTCGAATACGCAAACCATTCCAACCCGTCCAGCCGAGCCGACTCAAACGACGAACCATCCAAGTCCACCACCAGCGACTCCACAAACCGAACATTCCTGTTCCCGCGAGTCGTGTTCTCGTAATAGGTGACAGGAGACCACAACGCCCCAGCCGACTTCACCTCATTCTCCTCATGAAACAACAGCAACTCTTTGAGC